TGTCCTTGTCCTTGTCCTTGTCCTTGTCCTTGTCCTTGTCCTTGTCCTTGTCCTTGGCTTTTTTTGGTTTCCGAAAAACCGCTTTGGTTTTTTTGGTTTCCCTTGGTTTCCGAAAAACCGCTTTGGTTTTTTTGGTTTCCCTTGGTTTCCGAAAAACCGCTTGCTTTCGGCGGTCTGCCGCCCTTTTTCCCGTTCTCTCGACAGACATTGGCGGCGGCTTCCTGCGCCTTTATGGACTCGTCAATATCCCGCTGAATTGCGGGCCAAATAAACCGTTCGGGGCCTTCAAACTGCGGCTGTTCTCCGTTTTTCCGGTAAGCGAGCATCGCCCGGACGATAGCCCCGATCGACTCGTCGTCATACTCGCGGAAATAGTCCTCGTAGCTCAGCCAGAGCTTGACATATTCCTTGCTCTCCGCCATGCCGTCACCGCCTTAAAACGGCAGCTCGCCGTCGTCCTCGCTGACCTCTGCAAAGTCGCCTGCGGTGCTCTCTGCGGCGTATTGCGGCGCGGCGGCATCGTTACCCTCCGAGCGCTTGTTGTCTGCAAAATACACGCTGTCAGCCTGCACCTCGTAGCTCCTGCGCTTGTTGCCGTTCTTGTCCGTCCAGTCGCGCATCTGCAAGCGCCCATCGACGCCGATCAACCGCCCGCGTCCGGCGTAGTTGCAGAGCACTTCTGCCGTGCCGCGCCATGCGACAACGTCGATCCAGTCTGTGCCGCCCTCCTTGCCGTTGCGATCAACGGCAAGAGGGAACGACACAACGGATACACCGCTGTTCGTTTTTTTCAGCTCCAAGTCACGCCCGATGCGTCCCATCAGGCACACGCGATTCATGCTCACTGTGCGTCACCGTCGCTTTCGATGACCTCACCGGTTGTCTCGTCCACGGTGTAGTTGGCGTCAATGGTTTCCTCTTCCTGCGCATCTGCGGCGATCACGTCGGCAAGCTGTTTGCCCGCGTCGCGCGTCTGGTAGTCGATGGACATAACACCCCACTTGCCAATCAAAATGCGGTAGACAGTCTTGCGCGCCATGGCGTCCCAATCATCGCGCCAGCCTTTCCCCTGATATTCACCTTTGCGGAATTTCTTTTCATGTGCGGTGATGGCCTTGACGCTCATGTAAACAGTCTTTTCGGCCCCATTGATAAGGCGGTAATAACCGACGTATCCGATGACGGGAAGCGCCTCACGCGCGTCCTCATCATCAACAAAATCAATGTCAACCTCTTCAGTCAGACGGTTGTAACTCTTTAATTCGCCCTCGCGCACGTCCACAACGTTAATGGTCTTGTATGCGCCCGTGCGAAGTGCGAGCTGGTGCATACCTTTCCAGCCGAGAATGAATGTCGCTTCCATCTTTTTTGCGCCAATATCCTTCTTGTAGTTCTTGAATGGCACAATGTAGGCGTAGCCCAAACTCTGGTCGATGGGAAGGTCAAACATCGCCGCTTTCAGCGAGGACTGAATGACCGTCATCGGGGATTCGTAAAAGGCCTGCTGCAAATTCTTGTCTGCATTGACCATCGAAACGATGGACGAAATAAACTGCGGTGCGCGCTTGCCAAGCAGCTCGTCAAAGCGCTTACGCATACCGTCGCGGTCAAGCATATCGTTAAGCAGCGCCACGACGGATACCTGCTTCTGCTGCGGTGCTTTCTGCATCGCCTGCGCGTTCTGAATCAATCCTTCCTTCATCTTTCCTTTTCCTCCTTCACCGCAAATTTGCGGAAATTTGTCGTTTTGTAGTAACTGCTCAAGTCCATTTCGGGGTGGTCTTTTGCAAATGCCTTTGCATCAAACGTCGCGCGGCTCTGTGCTTTCCAGTCGACCGTGAAGCGCCCGCAGTAGCCGCGCTCATTGTCGCCGAGGTCAGACATGAGCTGCTGCTTGATGCTGTCCGCGCTCTTCTCGATGGCTTGCTTGCGGCTCATCAAGTACTGGTACTGCTCGACAAGCCTCTCGCGCCCGAACAGCTCAACTTCTCCGCCGCCGCCCTCGTAGATGCTCGTGATCGTCTCCGTCGTGCTCTCCATGCCGTCCATCGGCGGCGGGCTGTCTGCCTCTACATAATCGTGCCAGAAGTCCGCTGCACAGCGTTTCAACGCTGCAATCTCGTCGGGGCTGACATACACGCTGCTCTCGCACCATCCGGGAACATAGTCATCGGGGACGGTCGTGATCTGGTAGCAGTAAAAGCCCTTGCCCAGCACCAGCGCCGCCAGATACCAGCGTTGCCAGCCCGTCACGGCAAGATACGTCACGCACTGCGCATAGTAGCTTTCGGGGAAGTCCCCGCCCTCGTAGCGCTTGAGATTCAGCGCGCTTGCCGTCTTGCATTCAAGGCCGGAGCTTTCGCCGAGGATCTGACGGTCGATGTTCGCGTGCAGGTGAGGGCAGTCCTCGCGGCGCAGCAGGTAGTTCATGCGGCGCACCCCCTTGCGGCTCACCTCTTCGAATCGGCTTGCCACATACGGCTCAAGGTCTCTCCCGACGCGTATTGCCTCGTTTTCCGGCTCTTCACCGATCCTTCCGGTCTTCTCCGCCCACACCGTATAAGGCGAGCGGTATTTGTTCAGCCCCAGCACGGCGCCCATGTCGCTGCCGCCGAGGCTCTTTCGCCGCTCTTCAAGCCATTCTTCGCGGCTCATGCCGCGCGTCGATATTTTCTGCATCTTCATCTTCGTCTCCCCTGTAGTTTTCGAAATAGGCTTCCTCTACGCCGCAGTCCGGGCAGAACTTTTCCGTCATAAGGACGTAGCCGCGCTCGCCGTCAAGGTTTTCGCGCCGCCGCACAACGTCCGGCTCGTCAAAAATGAGGTGGCAGCACGTGCAGCGATAGATCATGTCTCCACCTCCATGTAAACCATCGCGCTCTGCACGCCAAATACGCGCGCCGCCTGATGATCGTTGAAAAACACGTCGATGTGGTTGCCGTTCACGCCGCCGCCGCAATCCTCCGAGATGTAGCTGTGCTGCGTGCCGTCCGGCCAGATCAGCAGCACGCGCGTCCCGTAAGGGATCACCTTCGGGTCGACCGCGATCGTGCGTCCTTCGGTCGCCAGCGTGCCGGTCGCAGTGTAGCCGCTTGCCCACTTGCCGCAGCAGCAGCGTCCGGGACAATAGGCCGTGAGCGTAAACTCGCCAAGAAAAACGTCATTGCACACGGCGCTTTCGGTCGCGGGGATATCCCACGCGGGGTCATACTCCTCCGAGACTACCGAGGATTCCTCGGGGCTTGCTTCGACCGCCTGCGCGCTGGTGGCGAGGATTGAGATCGCGATCAAGATGACCGCCGCGCCCAGGCACGCCGCCGCAATCAGCACCGATTCATCGGCCTTGCGCTGCTCTCTCGTGCGCTTGTCGTGCCGTCTCATCGTGTCACCTCTTCCATCGTGATTTGCGCAGGTTTCTCAAATAGCGGTGCAAGCATTTGTTCCTGCGCAGCCTTGTAGAAATTCCTGTCGATTTCGAAACCGTAAGCATTTCGCCCCAGTTCATACGCCGCACGGAGGGTGGCCGCGCTTCCCGCGCAGGGGTCGATTACAACGTCGCCGGGGTCGGTGAAAACTTCAATCAGCCGTTTCAGCACGTTCACTGGCTTCTGCGTCGGGTGAATCTTGGGAATGTCCTTGCCGTCGCGTTCCCATTTCTGCCAGTCAAAAACCATCTTCCCCGTGCCGCGAATCGGTTTCCCATCTTCTCCGATCTCGCGACCGTTGTTAAATTTTGGAAGCTTGTCACGGTAAAGCACTACCGCAAACTCCGTCGCGCCTACCACTCGCATATTGGCTTTAAGAACCTGCGCGGAATAGTTTTTGCAGAAAAACATCGGGTAGCTGTTCTTGAATCCGTACCGCTTGCCGTACTCCACGACGGTCTGCATCTGGTCGAACGCGCAGAAAACAAGCATTGCGGGGGCTTGCCCTTTCTCCTTCGGCTCTTTCTTCAAAAGCCGGTTGCAGAAGTGCATATACTCGGCGATCTTGAAATAACCATCGGAATTGAAAAAACTGCTCTTTGCCTTTTTGCTCTCGCCGTTTTTGTTGTCGCCGCCGATATACCACGTTGGATTGCTCCCGTAAGCGTCAGCGCCGATATTGTAGGGAATGTCCGCGATCACGAGCTGCGCCTTTGGGACTCCGTATTTCTTAAAATTTTGGAAGTTGTCATGGTACAGCTCGCATTTCACTTCCTGCACCCCCTGTCGAGATACGGCAGCAGATCGTACAGCACCTTGCACACCGCACACGCGCCGATGACGGCGAGCCCCGTCGGGAAGTCGCAGCCGTTGAGCGCAATCACCGCAGCGGCGATGCCGCCGAAAAACAGCGTGTCGATCATGCCTCCACCTCGCGTTCCGCGATCCACTCGTTCACGAGGCGCGTGAAGATTTGGAAGATTCTGCGCTTGCCGCCGCAGATGCACACGCCGAAGGGGTAAACCCGCTGCTCAAGTCCGGCTGCCAGCGATTCGTTCGAAATGCTCAGCCCGTGTTCTCTCAGATACGCAGCGCACTCGTTTAAGTCCATCGTCTGAATCGTCTTCATCTTTCTTCCTCCTTACCCTCTAATGGCATTTGCGGGATATAGGTCAGTCTTTCATTCACCCACTTGTCTACTAACCCCGTAAAAATTTGAAATGTCGGGTGTTCTCCGTCGATGCAATCCCCAAAGGGATAAACGCCCTGCCGAATCCCAGCGGCCAACATTTCATGTGTAATGCGCATTCCGTAAAACTGGAGATACGCTGCGCACTCAGTCAGGGTCATCATTGCAATCGTCTTTACAAGAGGCCTCCCTGTATGAGGGTCCCAACGATTCACTCGGCAAAACTCCCCGTAAGTCAGATCGGTCCCCTCAACAGGAAGGTCTTCAATTTTTGGTAGTTTGTGCTTGATTTTGCACCAGCGCGGGTCAATGATTGGGTTCCACTTCTCTTGGAAATCAAGGTATGCTTCGAATCGCTTATACTCAGGGAGCGACTTGATAAGCTCTACTTCGCGCAAATATTCTTTGCGCTGCAAATTCGGCTTCTCGTTCATGCTTCCTCCTTACTCCTTCGGGATCAGCCGCGTTACCGGCACATTCAGGTGCTTCGCAATGCGCATCACCGTGTAAAGGCTCGGGATTCGCCCTTCCTTCCACGCCGTCACATTGCTTTTGCTCATGCCGAGCGCCACGCATACGGCGCTCGGCGTCGTGTGCTTTTTCTTGCACACTTCTTTCAGCAGTTCGTAAAACAAGTCATTCCCTCCATTCAAATAGTTTGAATTAGAGAACCTTTTGTGATAGAATAAAGTTGCACGTGCGGAAAGGGGTGATGCCCATGCAGGCCACATCGGCTATCGCAGGCTTCATGCCTAATTTCCTGTGTTCCCGGTAACTGAACGGACAGCGGTGCGGTCAGCGCACCCGTTTCTCATACGAAGCCGTTCAACCGCGCCGAGGGGTGCTCGCCTGCACCCGCAACGCGGCGGAAACAAAGTGTGACGAGATACGGCGGGAAGGCGACCCGCCGCATTCTCAACCGCGTGTTTGCCTCACCCTATCACAAAAGGCTCTTGACAGTTCCTTAAAAAGTACTATAATGGAAGCGCCAACAACCAGCAGAGTACTTTTGTCAGGACTGCCTATGGTCTTATTATAGTTCCCCTTAGGAAACTTTTCAAGCCATTTTTGTCCCTTTAGAGTACTTTTGTTCCTATGACCAATAGTGGAGGTAACTTTTTGGGGACTTTATACGAAACCATTCGCTCTTTGTGTGATAAAAAGGGGATTAAACCCGGAAAAATGTGCTCTGACTTAGGTATGAGTAAGAGCATTATGACAAAACTGCAAGATGACCCTACAAGAACCATAAAATTAGATACCGCAAGAAAGATCGCCGACTATTTCAGCGTAACCCTTGAGGAATTGGACAGCGGTGATTTATCTGAAAGCGACGCAGAAAAAGCCCCCGCCACAGAGGGCGAGGGCATAAAATATACTGATTTTGAATTGTTGCAGGCATACCATGACGCGGATCCCCGCACAAAAGAGGCGATCCGCACGCTGCTTGGGATCAAGGGGGAGTAAGTATGTCTGAATTTGACGTTCTAAAAGCCCTCTCCGAGAGTGGCGGCGAAATGGAATGGTCGGCGCTGATGAATACTGACAAATCCGTGCAGGAGACATCCGGCGTATTGCAGATGCTCTTGCATAACGGCTATATCGCAGGGCCGCTATCCGCACATTCTTCTGTCAAAATCACGTCAACCGGGCGCGCTCGCTATTTGCAGTTAGTTCGAGACCTTCAAGAGAAACATGATGGCCAAGAATATATCCGCAGCATAAACAAAAAGATGTATAAGCAGGGACTTTATAACGCGGTAATCGCTACAATATCGGCAATTCTCACACTTGCCACACTCTTGGTCGCCATCGCCACCTTCTGTAAAAGCGCGTAGATTGGCAATAGACCACTCAACGCAAATCCAAAGATTCCCCGCAAGGACTAATGCGCAAAACAAAACTGCTGCGTTCATCTTTTAACTCCTTTCAGCAGTTCAATGACTGCTCTCCGTTTTTCTGCATCTTGAATGGCCTCAAGGAATGCGCGGTCTTCTGCAGTGATATTATCGTCGTTGGATTTTGCGTCTTGGTATAAACGTTGCATCTATATATCCTCCGTTCAAGTTATTTCACCTATTATCTCTCATAAATCAACCATTTTCACCACGAGGGCGTGCTTTCATGGGAATGTATAACGACCCGGAATATTTTGAAAAGCGCGCGCGATACCAGCGCCGCGTAATAAAGAAGATCGTAGACCTGATTCTTTCGGTTTTCCGTGTAAAATAAGGAAGTGATGTTATGCCGTTTAATGTGGCGTCTGCATTGGGTTCTCTCGCGTTGACTGCTTCCATATATGGCGCAGGGCCTCTTCTCTTGCGGTTGCGAAAAGGCCCCATTTCATCAAAGGCTCTAAAATGGCTGCACATTGGGTACACAGCTATTTTGGCATTTGCATTTTCCATCTATGATTTTTCTAATGGGTACGACATCAGTTTTTCTCCTGCGATTCTTTGGGGCAGCATTTTCTATTGGTGGAATCGAAGCTATTTTGAAAAGCGCAACTATCCGCCGGTTCAACCTGCCACCCCCGCGCAGGCAGCTCCGGCTTCGCCTGATCCCGTCCTGTCAGGGCCGGAGTTGCCTGCCATCATACCCGAAAAGAAGGTCAAGAGGAATTCTCCGCGTACGTTATCAATCGTCCTTGCAGTCGCGCTCGCCTTGAGCCTTGCCGGGAATGTTTGGCAATCTCTGGCATGGAATGCAGAGAAAAAAGAGTTTGATTCCGAGTTAAAGGGAAAAGACCAGGCGATTTCCAATTTGAAAAGTGCGAACATCTCTCTTAAATCAGAGATTTCCGACCTAAATGAGTATCACTTTGATACTTACTATACGACAGGATATATCGTAAGCGGGTCATATTACTACCATCGTTACGATTGCCCTGTAGTAAAAGCAGCAGATACATATCAATCGCACAATACAAAGTTTTGCAAGTGGCTTGGATATAGTGCTTGTCCTGTGTGTAGATCTGGATTCAGTATAACCCCAATTGACAAAACGCCGCAGCAGTCTGCGCCGTAGGCGGGTTTAAGTAAAAGCCCTCGCCGCCTCTGCAACAACGGCGAGGGCTTTCAGCAGCAGCGGGGAGCGGTCGCCGCTGCTTGCTTTGACCTTATCGCGCTTTACCTTACCACTTCAATACCAAGACCTTGCAACATGACGGCATTCGACCGCGTTCGACAGGCCCACTTTTGACACCCCAAACAGGCGGAAACCGGAAAAGTTAAGGTGATGTAAATGAACATTCAAGAGCTGTGCAGAATCCGTAAAGAAGAACTGAAACTGACCTATCAGGACATTTCCGACGCTTCCGGTGTGCCGCTGTCCACCGTCCAGAACTTCTTTTCCAAGCTGTCGAAAGCTCCGTCCATTTACACCGTCGCGCCGATCTGCAAGGTGCTCGGCATATCCCTTGATGAAGTGTTCGGCATTTCCGAACACTTGACGCCGACCGAGGAAACCTTGCAGGCGCGCAACGATGAGCTGGAACGCCACGTTGACGCAAAGGCTGATACCATCGAGATCATGCGGCGCGGTGTCCGTATCCGAAACGGCGTGATTTTGTTTTTGTTCATCGCGGTGGTGCTGCTGGCCGCATGGTGCTTGTACATCGACCTGCACTGCGTTGACTATGGATTTTGGAGGGCGTGAGCATGGAAAACTGCATCAAATGTAAAGCAGCGCTGCCGGAAGGTGCGCTGTTTTGTCCTTTCTGTGGGAAAAAACAGGTTGCCGAAAAACGCAAGGCGCTCAAGCGTGCCAACGGAACCGGCACGGTATATAAACTTTCAGGGCGCAGGTCGCGCCCGTGGGTCGCCGCAAAGAATAAAGTCATCATCGGATACTACCCCCGCAAGACCGACGCCGCAGATGCCTTAGAACGGCTTACAGGCCGTCCGCTGGACGAGCGCTACAATATGACCTTTTCCGAGGTATACGAGGATTGGAAGAGCGAGCATTTCCGTGAGATCGGCCCCTCCGGCGTAGAATCCTATGAAAACGCCTATAAGGTGTTCAAGCCACTCTATGATAAGAAATTCCGCGACTTGCGCGCTTCCGACTTCCAGTCCGTTGTAGATCTTCACATGGGCAAATCCCACTCCACCGTGTCCAAGTACAAGCAGCTCATCACGCAAATGTCGAATTGGGCGATCCGCGAGGAAATCTGCTCCACCAACTTTGCAAAATTCGTCAAGCTTCCCGAGAACGTCAAGAAAGAAAAGGAAGTATTCACAACGGAAGAGATCGAGAAGATCGAGGCAGACGGAAGCGACGCCGCGAAGATCGTCCTCATGCTCCTTGCCACCGGCATGCGCATCGGTGAGCTATTCTCCCTGCCGCTCGCGGATTATCACGAAACCTATGTAGTCGGCGGCGAGAAAACAAAAGCCGGACGGGATCGCGTCATTCCGATCCGCCCGGAAGGGAAGCCGTATTTTGCCTACTTCGCAGCAAAAGCGTCCGGGAAGCTGCTGCTCTCCGGATACGAAGGGCAGAAGATCCCCGCCAACTTCCGCCGCCGTGACTACTATCCCATGCTGGATCGCCTCGGGATAAAAAGAAAGACCCCACATGCCACGCGCCACACTTACGCCACGCGCGCGGTCAAGGAAGGCCTGCCACCGGAATTTCTTCAAAAAATCATCGGTCACGCGGATTATTCCACCACTGCGAACATCTACACGCACCTTGATCCAGATACACTTGTTGCCGCCGTTACTAACACGCTACAAACAGCGTCAGAAAACGGCAAAAAGAAAAAGCCCTGAAACCGTTGAGTTTCAAGGCTTTTTTCTGGTGCGCGGTATAGGACTCGAACCTATGGCCCCATGCACGTCAAATAGCTATGAACGCGCGATTTGAGGAATTGTGTTGCAATAACACGGAATAAAGCAGAATAAACGCAACAAAGTGAAGTTAAATGTCTCGCTATTCTGCTTCATTCCTTCGCGGTTGCTAACAAATCCCTAACAGGTCTACTCCCGGTACATGTCCTGCAAGCGCTTCACTTCTGCCGCTTTTTTGATCTGCTTCTCGTGCAGATAGTCATAGATTGCCTTCATCTCTGCGGGCGGCTCGCCGTGCTCCTGCCGGTATTTCTGGATCGCGCCGGTCACCTCGCCGTGCAGCAGCATCATGTGACGCAGCTCGTCAGTCGAAAGGTCGTAGAATGTCTTGGAAAGCGCGGGGTTATCCGCCTTGTACTTCAATGCGCATTTGGCGTACTTCTCCGCGTCCTCGATCTCTTCGTCGACCATTTCGCAAAGCATTTCAATCAGTTTCATGCCGCACCTCACAGTTTCACGACGGTCACCGCAAGATTATTCACGGCGGATTCAACACCGCCAAGCAGCAGCGACAGGATCGAGCCGTTGCATGCGCAGGCATTGCGCACGATGGCCGTAATCGCAAGGTTCGTCGTGCCGTTTGCCGCAACGGTGCTGCTGGCCACCGCGCCGATGACGGGAACGCCGTCCTTCTGCGCCGTCAAACTGACCGTGCCGGCGGCAGAGGGGGACACCGTTGCGCTGATGTTGATCAGGTAATACCCCTGACCGCACATCGTGATCGTGTTGCCGTCCTGACGGATATTGCAGCCGAAGCGGCGCGCCGTGCTGCCGACCGGGACAATGCCGCCTACGGGTACGGTGGGCGCGCTCGTGTTGGTGGTGTAGATCGCAGACTTGCTCATAATATCATTCCTTTCTCAAAATAAAAAGCGGAGCAGCTGTTGCCGCCCCGCTTGCCTCGCCGAATAGGGCGTCAGATGTTGCCGTTGCCGCAGCCACAGCCACAGAACGGGGAGTTGCCCGCACTGTAGGTGTAGCCGCTGGGATAGCGCACGACACCGCACATCTGCTCGCGCAGATAGAGCTGGTTGTTGGCCTGCTCAAGCTGTGCGATGCGGCCTTCGAGCTGGCTCTTTTCGAGCGCTGCGAATTTAGCGTCGATGTTGGCGTTGATGGCGTCAAGGCCGCGCTGCGTGGTGCAGCAGCAGTCTGCCATCTGGCGCTGGATGTCGTTGCCGGTCTGCATGATGGTCATGTTCGTGCCGTTCTGCGCGAGAGCGACCTCCTTGCCAAGCTGACCGATGCCGCCCTGCATCTCGTAGCCGAGATTGCAGATGCCGTTGCCGATGTTGGTCAAGCGGTCGTTCAGCTGGCCAAACTGCTGGCCGAAAAGGATCTCCTGCTGCGACGCAGCCGTGGCGTACTGGCCATAGTCGCTACTGCGGTTCATGCCCCAACCGTTCCCCATAAAGGCGAACAGGAAGAGAATGATGATCCACCATGCGCCACCGTTGCCCCAGCCGTCATTGTCGCGGGTGACCGCGGCGATATCGCTGAGAGACATACCGTTATCCATGTTGAGTTCTCCTTCCTCGAAAGATTTATCAATAAACCGTGTCGACCCGGCTTATTTCAGAAATTGCGCGAACTCCTTTGCCTGCTCTTGGAGCTGCTGGAACTGAGCCTGAGACATCTGCCCGGACTGCAAAAGTCTTTCGACTTCCTGCTGCGCCTGCTGCGGCGTCACGCCTCGCGCAAACTTGCGAAATTCTCCCAACATCGCAAGAGGGTTATTTGGTCTTCTGCTGCTTCTCTGCAGCATCTGCATCATCGGATTTGGCATTGAGTATTTCCTCCAATTTCTTCACGCGGTTTTCAAGACTGTTGACGTCTACCGGCGCAGCCGTCTGATACGGCGCGACTGTGTACGGCGTAACGGTGGCATACCCCGCGCCGTCCGTCTGTTTGAGCCAGACAATGGGGTCGTTCTCGTCCATCAGCAAAATAGAGCTGTTCGGAGCGAGCCTGAACGCTTCTGCGCCGTTTCTTCCGTTCACGCGGGTAATTTGACCCGCAAAGCCTTGCATCGCTCCTGCGCCGTTCTGCGGGCTTGCAGGGGCATATCCTGAATAGGGGTTATACCCCATCTGATAAGGGTTGCCGAAATATCCCATGTGCGCACCTCCTTTTGCTATCTACATAGTATAAAAAAACGGGCGCTCAAAAGCGTCCTTAAAGTGTATGAAAAGTGCGTCGAAACCCGTCGAACGATTCCCCTTGCCTTTTCACGTGAAACATGATATTTTAATTTTGCAGGTTATTCCCGGCCTGTTTTTACACAAGAGAAATGGCCTCACCGTTCGGTGGGGCCGTTTCTCTTTTCGTATACTTCTGATGCCATTTTGCGGTATGCGCGCCGCCGGTATTTCTTCACTGCATCAACAGATAGGCTTCGTTCCATTGCCACCTGCACGCAGCTTTTCTGCCGCACGTCGCACTCGATGATGCACGCCGCCTCGTCCTGCGGTAGCTCGAAGGATAAAACGTATGCCACGGCTCGTTTCGGGGCCATAGAGGATAGCTGTGCTCTGATTTGCTTGTGCTGACTGTCCATGTCCCTTTCTGGGACGTTGCAGAGCGCTTTCGCGTGGCTTTCGCCGTCCGCTCCCCCTTTTATTTTTTCGACCGCTCCAACATGGCAATAACTTCCTGCCGCGTGATGAATCTCTGCGGCGCGCTGCCGTCCGTAATGCCCGCAGCCTTGGCCTTGTCCCAGTCTGCCTTTGCCCAAGTTGCCACAGGCTTGGTGCCGAGCTGCGCCAAATATGCGTCCATCATCTTGTTGAATGTTGCCTGATCCATGTATCCCTCCATTTCCGGCGGGTAATGCCCCGTCAAGATAGAACTGCCTCCGTATCTCCCGTGATCGTCCCATTGGAAGTGGGGCTTGTCCGGGAATTTCTTCCAGTCGCCGCCCCACGAAAAGCCGACCTGCTTGCCGATCTGCCCGCAGCGGGCGAAGAACGACGGATCGTCGTACTCATGCCCCTTGACGTTTTTGCAGATGTCAAACGCAAGCCCTGCCTTGACGCTGTGAAACGTCGGGCGCGTCGCGGTCTTTGCCGCGTAGCCCATGCGCGCGAGATAGCGTTGGTACTCGTCGTCTCGCACCGTTTCCGTCACCAGAACCGGAAACCCCGCCTCCTTGCAGAGGTCGAGAAAGATGACGCAGTTTCGCCGCACGTCCGCGCGCAGGTCGGCAATGTCCCTACTGTGATACATCGCTATCACCCTTGCTGTCGATCACGTCCTGCGCCTTCTGCGACTGCGTGCCGAAATAGAACGCGATAATGACGGCGTAAATGGTCATAAAGTCTTGCGAGATGTTCCCCGTCACTGCCATATAGGCGAAAACGCCCGTCAGCACCAGCGTCACGAGGCTCTTGACGCTTAAAAGGTTTGCGATACGCTTGATGATTCTTTCGTTCATGTTATTCGTCCTTTCCCTTGATTTTGATTCCTGCCAAAAGTGCCAGTTCCGCCGTCCATGCGGCGAACCATGCCACCGTCAGGCTGTCCGGCACTACCTTGTCATGCGCGGTCAATACGAGCACCGCAATGCAGTACCAGCAGAGGTTGAGCACCGCCGCGATGAGGTACTTGTCGCGCTTTCTCAGCTTTTTCATGCCATGCCTCCCGAGATCAGCCACGCAAGGAACGCCCCCGCGAGCACAGCGAGCAGCTTGTCCACGATGCTATCCCAGCGCTTCCCCGCCTTGCCCGTGATGGCTTTCACGTCCTCTTTGATCTCCTTGACATCGCCCTCGACGGTTTCCTGCTTGGTCGCCAGCACTTCGACCGAAGTCGCCAGCCTGTCAAGTGCTGTCTGGTGCTCCTGTAACTCGTTGATTCGGTGGGTATTGCTCTTGCACCGCGCGTCAATCAGTGCAATCGACGCATCGTCATAGTGCTTGGAATTGTCCATTGGTTCGCCCCCGCTTCCCTTAGTATGTTCTTCCATGAGCGTATCACGTCTCCTGTATGAATTTCACCACGGGAAAAGGGAACTGCCAAGAAATTATCAGCAGTCCCCTCCCATTTACGTCGCCTTTCTGCGCGCGATCTTGAGCTGTTCGTCCACTCTTGCGCGGTTCCAATGGCGAATGCTCTTCCCGACGCCGAAGTCCTCAAATAGGGCCGCGCGCTGTTTATCGGAAAGCCCCTTCTGCTGATAAACAAGCTCCATGATCTGTAATCCCTCGCTGTTGCTGATGGTGTCACCGTTTTTGTCCTTCAGGCTTTCGATCCCGCCTTTCGCCAGATAGAGCGCAATATACTGGGCTTCTGAAATGCCCGTTTTTTTGACGGTATCTATGGCCTTTGCCGCCCACCCGTCCGTTTGGTAATTGCTCACGCTCATTTTCCCAACGATGTTGGCATATTCGTAGGCTTTCGCAACGGCATCTGCCTTATTGCCGTCGCTCATGGACTTATAGCTCGCAAGTCCCGTGAGCTCGCTGACGATCTTATAGGAAGTCTGCCCGCGCTTTGTGGCGTACTTGACGTATTCCTCGCCGGTCAACTGTTTGTTTTCCTTATTCACGGTAAAAGATTTCGGCGCGCGCTGCGGCAGGACTTTGGCCTCACCGGTCGCCTCATACAGGCGGCTCAATTCATCTTCCATTTTGCTGCCGCTTACCTTCGAGGTATACGCGGGATTCGCAAAATTGTTAAATGCCCGTGCGACCACGCCTCCGGAGTTTTCCGTGCGCCCCCATGCGTCGATAAAGGGAATCTGCCCGTAGTCAACGCCCGGAATACGCGCGCTGGCCTTGCCGAGCGCATATTGCATATCCGGCGTCAGGAATTTGTTCTTATCCGTATAGGTTGTCATGCGCGTGCTTTCACCCGTGCGTTCCACCTGCCCAAAGACCGTCGGGATACCCTGCGTCAAATAACTCGTCGCCGCGCTTGCTACCGCACTGGTTAGTGCGTTTGTGTCTCCGGAGGACGCATACCCCACCGCGTCAAAAACGTCGTTCAGGCTTTGCAGACAGCTCATGGAAAGAAGCGGGTCCGTCACGTTGCTTGCTGCCTGAAGCATATCGCTCATAGTGAGATACCCGTTGTTCGCCTGCATCTGCTCGTAAAGGTTTGCCCCGACGAAAAACGGAAGCGCTTCCGGCGCAAGCCAATCCAGCGTAATACTCGTGCCATTTGGCAGCTCCAGTGCGTATTCCTGATGCCCTTGCAGCTCGTCGAACTTTTTCTTCTTCTCGTCATCACCGCCGCTGCCGCGAAGAATGCCCTCTTTCGCCATATAAAGACCGAGCATCATCAGCCCCGTGCCGGTCAGTCCGGCGGCGGCCCGGTCGATCATTTCGGTCGCCTGCATATTCCCTTTCTGCACCTGCACAAGGTCATAGCTTATGCTTTTGAGGAAACCAATAGGGCTGTATTCCACGCCGCGCACCAGAATGTTGGCTGGTGTCTTGCGGAACGGCAGGATTCCTTCGGTGAGGGTGCTTCCGAGGCGTTTCATCTTGTTATCCCCGCGGTATCTGCCGAGATCGGAGATCATCTGTGAAAACGCATTGGTGTCTCGATAGGTCGCTTTCTGCGCCTCTCTGATCGCGTATTCGCGTGCCGCTTCAATGCCTTTCCCGCCAGATACCCGCTCCGCGGTAATGCCATTTGCTTTGCAGAATTGCGCCAGCGCCGCCGCGTAATGCGGCTTGGAGAACCATGCGTCTTCCGCATCCAGCGCCGTGCTGTTGAATTTGCGCATCGCTTCCAGCAGCTTCGGTTTGAAGATCGTGCGTCCTTCCTCGATTTCCTGTCGCACATTGACATTATCATTGTACTTGCCGCTGCCGAGAGCCTGCTCGCGAATGTTGGCATAGTCACTCCATGCGGCCTTGATAAGCCCTGCGTCCTTCGTCGTCAGGATTGCCTTCGTGCGTCCGACTTTGCCGCCGCTCACCGCGTTCGCAGCGCTCTCAATGCCTGCGCCGATGACGTTCTTTACCGTGACAGCAGGAACAAATCCTACGTTTCCAACGATGTTGCGCACATGCGTGCGTGGATTACCAAGCATCGAAAAGTAGCGCCAAGCGTTCCATTTGTCAATGAAGCGGCTCGGCATCTGTCTGCCGATATCTCGATAGATTTCCTTCATCGCTTCGGTGCGCGCATCGTCGTCCTTTGCGTTCAGGAACTTCTCAGCGAGGTCGCGGTCAATCTTCAGATCAGGAGCCTTTTCCCCGTACTGCTTTTTGAGGTCTTCTGTCAAGTTCTCCACGCTGCGCTGCGCCGCATAAAGCTGCGTACTGGGGTCCTGCTGCTTGAGCAGTCGCGTTGCCTGCAACGCCTGTGCCGCATTTCTCTGGCGCTTTACGATGGTGTCGAGCACATCGATAGCTGTCTCCACATCACCGCTGTTTGCAGCATTGTTGTAGAGCGCCCAGCCAATCGCCGTGTTTTCCTTGCTGATTCCCTCTTTGGTGGAACTTTTCCACTTGTTCAGGGTCTTTTGCCAACCCTCGGTTTTTATGCGGCTTTCTGCGTCACTAATGGCCTGCTTGTCCGTATAGCGGTCGTAGGAGAACTCTCCTTTTGCCACCATTCGTTCCAACGTCGGCACCATTGCGTCCGGCGTGGCCTTTGCTTCCAGCACCGTGCGGATCGTGCGGCTGACGTATTTGTCATCCGCCGTCTTCTTCGGCACCTGCACTTCGCGGTATGCACGCTCGCCCACCGGGATATATCCGTACTTCTCTTTCAACGTTTCGTAGTTTGCCTCAGGGATCTCGCGGGAGAATTGCGCGTCATTCACGTCGTTGACATTCCCTCCATTTTGGGGTATACTACCATTCGAAGCATTGGTGGACACCTCAACAGGGCGATTATTCGCTTTAGCTGTACCGTTTTGGTACTGAAGGGGCGGTGCCGATGCTTTATTTTTATTTTCATTAAGCTGGATGGAGTAGACAAACTCTCCGTCCGGCTTTTTTCTTACATTCGCCAGCAGGTCATACACCTGTCCGTCGATCTGCACGGTCTTGACGAAATACTCCCAGCCGGTTAGGTTTTGATGCGCCTGCGCTTTCTTTCCCTGCTCGGGTTTACCTCCGTTGTAGGTCGCGTTTTCTACAAGCTCGAAGATGCTGCCATCTGCGCCGGTATTGATTTTCGCTTTCCAGCCCTTTTGAGAGGATTTTTTATCGCCGTATACGTTCTTGCGAAGGTCTGCTTCGTCAAACTTCGCATAATAGGTGTTGTTGCCGTCGGTGAATTTGGCCGTGCGCCCCGCGTACTCGTTGCGCATGATGTCCATAAAGGATTCCATGCGCTCCTTGTATGACATCTTCTTAATGTCCTCGCCGGTCTCGTAGACCTCGATTCCGTCCTTGTTCTTTCCGACAAGCTCATAGCTCTCCCCGCTGCCCGAAAACACCGTGTTCTCGTCGCCGGTGTCCGGCTTGCGCCCTCTGCGTTCCTCCACCGTCAGACCGCGCCGCGCGGCAGCATCCCGCGCCTCGATTTCTCCCGCCGTGTCGCGGTAGAGGGCTCCCGGCAGTCTGCTGTCCCTCGCATTTCTGTCAATGCTGTCGCGCAGGCTGAAATAATCCCACACGCGGTCGCCGTATTTTTCTTCCAGCTGGTCGCGCCTTTCGTCGAAGCGCACCCATTCCGGCGGATCCGGCTCAACCTGCTCCCATGTGTCCATGTCGACTTTCCCGCGCGGCACCGTCGGCGCCATGGCGTTCAGTTCTTCCATGCTGCGCATAAACTCGGGATCGTTTGCCTTCATCTGCTCATACTGCTCGCGCAGCCGCGCGCCTTCACGTCTGGTTTCGGCGTCCCTGCCGTCATATCCCTCTTCGAGTTTTCTGTTCCAGTATTTCAGATTTGCCCCGGGTGTGAAGCCCTCTCTTTGCTGAATGGCGTGCTGTACCTCGTGAATGAGGGAATTCAGTAGTGCCTCCGGTCTGTTTTTCAGGTCGCGGCTCAGTTCAATGCTGTCGAACCTGCGGTTATACCCGCCGTTCTGCCCGCGCTCAAGCGTCTGGAACATTACATCCATATCTTTCATGTCCGGATAGGTGGCGAACAGCGCCGGCGCGTCCACCAGCTCGCCCAGCGTGGTGTAGTTGGGGATGGACTTTGCAGCCTCTTTCATTGTTTCCAATGTTAGCGCCCACTTCTCAAAATCGCCGCCAAACTCTCTGGTCAGCTTCTCGTATAGCGCCTCGTCGGCCTCTCCGCGCTCCGTGCTTCTCTGGTAGTCCGCAAGGTCTCTCCTCTGTTCGTCCGTCAGCTCACGGTTGGTCAGCCTATCCCATGCATGGGTTTTCTCCCGCAGCTCCGTGTCGTAGTCATATAACCCAGATTCAAAGCGCAGCTTCATGCCGCTGTCGTCGGTTTCCCATCTCCACTTGCCGTCGGCGCCGCGGAACCAGCCCGTTTTCTGCCGGATCGTCTCAGCATCAGCCCCGTTTTTCTCCATCTCTTTCGCCGTATTAAGCGCTGCTTTGTCTGCATTCTTCGCTTTCTCGCCTGCATAGCTGAATTTTTCGCGTACCGGGCCCGTTCCGCTTGGCGGTGCGCGTGTGCTTTCCTGCGCAACGGTTTCACTCTCCACCTTGATATGTGCAAGAAGGAATGCTGCCGCATCGCTGATCTCGCTGTCGGCGAAAATGTTCATATCGCCGAGGCTGTCGCAAACCACTTCTTCCCAAATCTCCTGCGCCGTCATTTCGGTGCCGGCATAAGCATCTGCATATGCCGTACAGAGGGAGTCAACTTCTCCACTGGTAAAGGTCTTATCGATGCGCGTGCGCACCTCGTTCAAATCGACTTCGCCCTTTGCGATCATATCATGTCCGGCCTCATGCCGCATGATTTGGTACGACGTAAATTCCGGGTGATCCGCACGGATAAATACGCGGTCGCCCGAAACGTAGCCGCGCGCCTGGAACGTTTTCCCGTTCTTGCTGCGGAACGTCAGATTGTTTCCGGCAAAAAACGTCACGCGCAGGCCGCGCTCTTTGGCGAGGTCCTTCGCCTTGCGCATTTCCGCCGTCTCGTTCTTCACAAGATAGACGCTGTCATTGACCGCGCCTCTGCCGATGCCGAAGCTCGCAGTGCTTACTTTTTCTCCATAATCGAGCGCAACTGCTTCGCTGTCTGCGAAGTGTCTCCCTTTCTTCCGGCTCTGATCTCGTCCTGTGCTTTCTTCCACGCCTCGTACTTCTCTGCGGGGATTCGCACCGTTATCCCGTTCGCTGCCGTCGCGTAAATGTACTGCTTCTCCATGTTTGGCTCCTTCCTGCTGCGCGTATTCTGCGCGCAGCTCGTCCATTGTTACCTCTCCTGTCTCAAGGGCAAGGCGGTTGTCAGTTACATACTTGTCAAATCCGGTCGCCTGCGCCTCTGCGCCTGCGATCTGCTGCTTTGCTGCAATATAATCCGTGTTTGGGGCGACCGCCGTTCCATCAGCAGCAGTGTACCCATTCGTTAGCATGTCGTCAAGCACGATCTCGAGTGTTTTTGCCGCTTTGACGTTCTCCTGTCCATTATCGTTGATGATGCGCTGCGCTGCATCAATGATCTGCGTGCGCGTCAGGCCCTCGTCCATCGCCTTGCGCATGGCAGGTGTCTCGAATATCTGATTGTTTCTCTGGTATCCGTTTGCCGTCCGCTGCCGCGCGCCCTTCTGCTGTCCGCGCGAAAGGCTTATATCAGCGATACCGGCGATCTGCTCTGCCGCCGCGCTGTAATAACTGTGCAGCTCTGGGTGGTCGAACTGGAAAGCGTTCACGTTTCTGCCCGATACGTTTTCCTTTGTGCGGCTGTCGATGTGCTCGCCCGTTCCTGCCGCTTTCTTCGCGTCGTTCTGCCCTGCGACATAGCCTGCATAGGCCGTCTCATTCGTCGGGTTCGGGTTCGCCTTGCCCTCCACGCCCGCATTGTAGGCGGGGATAAAGTCCTTCACGTGCTCCGCCGTGTCCTTGCCCTCCTGGTACGAGCCGCGCATCGCCTTGCGCCCGCTCTCTCCGAGGGAGTTATCAAAGCGCGCGAAGCGATTTGCCGCAGCTTCCACACCGCCGCCAAGCCCGCCGAGAATGCCGCCGACAAGGAAGTCATTCAGCACTTCCGCCGCTTCCAGCTCGCTGTAGCTCCCGCCAAGCGTCTTGCCGTTGTAGATCATTTGCAGCGCGGGCTGGACAAGATCCTCGATCACTTCTTCGCCGCCCTCTTCGATGAACGATAGTGCGATCTTCCCAGCAGCGCTTTTCGTAAGGTTGCCCATCGTGCGCTCAATAACGTCATCGAGGAAGCCCTTGCCGAACATCTTGCGGAACGGCCCCGCCGCGTTGCCGATCTTCTCGGTTGCCACGCTCAGCGCGCCGCTGGCAAAGCCATAGTTGACCTGCTGCTCGTGCGTTGCGCCCTGTCTGCGCGCTTCCTGCGCGCTTCCGCCCGTGCTGCGGGCAAACATCGCAGGGAGTGCGCTGCCGCCCGTCAGAAGGCCAAGAGCCGCGTCCATACCCATCTGAGCGCCCGCAACGCCGACGTCGACTGCAAGCCGCCCAGCGCCGCCAAGATCACGCTTTGCCTTGCTGATGTCCTTTGCGCCGCTGTCAGCGAGCCGGTCGGCGGCCTTGTAGATATTGCCCGCCGTGCGCTCCACCTCGCCGCCCTCGCCGTATGCCTGCAGGTATGCGGCTTTTTTTGCTTCCAGCGCCGTGATGACGTTGCGCGCCGTGTCGCGCTCAGATGCCGTGCTGCTCGGATCTGCCAGCACGGCGCGCTGTGCCTTGATGTCCTGATCCCACAGCGCGATTTCTTTCTCGGCTTCCTCGCGCTGCTGCAATCCGACGCCGACCTGCTTCATGCCCACAGCGTTGACAAATCCAGAGCCGTAGGTCTTTACTGCGCCCTTTGCCGTGTTTCCGACGCGCTGCGCGACCGTCTGCGGCTTCACGTCCTTCACATGCTGCTCAAGGGCTTCCTTGCTCTGGTACGGCTTTGCGTTCTGCTGCTGCAAAGCACCGTTGTTGAGCCCCTGCATGATGGGGCTCTGCCACTTGGGCGTGACAACGGTCTGCTGCCGCTGAAACACCGGTGACGCCGCCTTTGCTTTTGCCTTCATTCTCGACGCGCTCGGCGTAGTTAGCTTATCTGCCTCGTCCGCACGTTCCGTAAGCTGTGCACGCGCGGTGGGGTTGTGCTCATAGTAAAACTTTTCAGTCGGGTTATCCGAGCTGTCAACTTTGGCAGCTCGGATAGTTCCTGTACTGGCGGTCAAGCTCTCTACTTTCCCGCTTTCGTTTTTCCACGTCACTTTAATTGCCATTGCGTCACCTCGTTAGAATTCAATTTTGAATCCGGCGTTGTCCATTTTCCTCTTGATTGCTTCCTTCTCGGCGCTTGTGAGGGGCACGGATCCCATTGCGTCAATGAGCATTTGCAAATCATTGTATCTGTTCCCGCCCCACGTAAAAATTCCTTCGTCCGGGTCGTATCCGAGTTTGCTGAGGTCTCCGGACGGGGCAGGGTTTCCATCGCCTCCACCGTTCTGACCTTCCAGCCAGTTTTCATAGTCGGAATAGAGCCCGCTCGAAGATGTAAAGCCGTACTTCTGGTAGTTCGCCTTCTGCGCAAGCCAGCTCTTGGGGTTCCCGCTCGCCTGCGCCGCGGCAAACAGGCCTTCATAGTCCATCGTGCCGCCGGAATAGCCTCTCGCCCCGCCGGAGCTTCTGCTGCCGCCGCTTGCTTTTTGTGCCGCCTGCAGCGCGGCCTGCTGCAATTTATACTGCCATTCCGCGTCGTAGCGTGCGTCCTCGATGGCGTCGCGTTCCTTCTGATAGTCGTACTTGAGCTTGTCCTGCTCCTTCTGATAGGCGAGGCTGTCGGCGTACTGCTGATCGCCCACCTGATCGCGCGCGAGCTGATAGAGATAGTCCCGGTTGCTGAGCCAACGGCTGTAGTTGTTGTCCTCAAGACCGATGAGCGTGTTGAGATTCTGCCGGTCGAGGTTGATGCCGTCCATATACATGCCGTAGGCAAGCTGCTGCAGCTCGGGGATCTTGTCGGTCATCTGGCTCATCTGGTAGTCGCTCGCCTGCTGACTTGCCGTGACCGCCGCCGTGGACGGCATGCCGCCGGTCATTACAGCCGCCTTGCCGAGCACGTCCTCCGCGCTGCGGTCTGCCTCGCGCGTATACTGCTTGCGGTACTGCTGATAGAGCGGGTCGCTTACCGCGTCGTAAGAGAACGGCTTGCGGTTGAGCATCGCGTCCAGCGCCGCGCTGATCTTGCCGTCGGCATCGTAGTTGTAGCTGCTCTCGCCCAGCTTGTCGAGCCAGCTCGTGTCGGCTTTCGGCGCACTCGGCTGCCGCAGCGTTTCGCCGCTGCCGAGCTTGATGTAATCGCTGCCGTCAACGCCGCCGCTGTACTGGTATTTCGAGCGGATCCTTTCTGCCGCGTCGTGCGCAGCTTGCTGCCCCGCCTTGTCGCCCGCAGCGTACGCCCTGTCGTAGTTTTCGGTATACTGCCTGATGAGATCGAGGTCGTTCTGATCGGTAATCAGGCTCAGGTCGGTGTTTTTATGCTTAAAATCTGCCATTGCTTCCCCTCACTTTCTCCCGCCCGTCACATATTCGTATTCGAGCGCATAGAGCCGGTATTCTCCCTCTGCTTTGATCTTGAGCTTGAAGTGATCGCAGCGGCGAATTGGGCAGTTGAGCGTGAAAACGTCTTTCTCCTGCGCCCCGCAGCGGTCGACCTCTTCCCACGCGCCGCCGTCGAACTTGACAAGGAACACGACCGTTGTGCCCTTCTCGCATTCCAGCCGCGCACGCACACGCTGTACGTGCTTGGCGTCGAACGATCCGCCGTCATAGTCGGCAAACTCGGCAACGCTTGCAACCGCGCCCTCGCGCGTTGACCCCGCGGGAATGTCTGCGGGGCTTCCAAGCAGCACGCACCCGCCGTCTACTAAGGCCATGATACCGCCGTGGTAGGCCATTTGCACCACGGGAAGCGCATCTTCCTTATGCCATGTCCCGTTTTCGCTGCTGTAGCAGTAGAGCGCCGCCCCTGCCCCGGTCTTGAGGCTTGCGTAGTAGTTGAGCCCGTCGCTGCCGCCCACGCCTTGCGTGAATCGCACCTCGTCCCCCAGTACGCGCGAAATGCAGCGCGGCATACCGCCGCCGTATGCCATCACGCCCACTTTGGAGAGGTAGTAGAGTGTTTCTCCTGCGATGGCAAGGCTCTTTGCGCTGCCCTTCTGCACCCCGAGCACCGCGCTTGACATGAGTTGGAAGTTGGTTGGAATCGTGCCGTACATCTTGAAGATCTTGTCCTCTTTGAAAAAGCACGGGTAACCGAGATAGCTGACGCAGGCCGTGAATGCCCCCGCCGTGCCGCTTTCCACGTTGAACGAGCTTGTGGCCAGATTCTCAAAAACGTTCCAGTTGTAGGGGTCGCCGAGTTTGCTTGCATAGATGCTGTCGCCCTTGCAGCCCCATACGCGGTTTTCGTTCGTGCAGACAAAATCCATGTCGGGAACCGTCCGCTTGATCGTCACCGTTCCCGTTTCCGTGATGCTCGTCTGCCCGTCCGGCAGGCGGAATGTGTTCTCATAAAAGCGCAGCGTCTTTTTGTCCGCGCTGATCTCCCGAATAACGGGCGTGCGGTTGTTGTACGGCATCTTCGTGCAGCCGGAGATCGTCACCGCGTCGCCCACATTGAACGGGAACGCCGCGCCAGTCGTCGTAATGCTGTTCGCCGCCGCCTTTTCGTCTGCATACGTCCCGTCCCCAAAGGTAAGCCAAGCCGCGCTGTAGCTTGCCTCCATCGACTTGATCGTGCCGTCCTTTTCACATACGATCTTGTCCGGGAAAATAAGCACGCGCTCCCCGAGCGCGCAGAAGGTTTTTTCGCTGTCTTGGACGCTGCCCTTCTGCACGCCGTCGATGTAGAGCCTTGTCCCGTATACCTCATAGAGCTTGCCTGCGCTGAAAATGCCGTTTGCCTTGCCCATGCCGGAGCGTACGGTGTAGCGTCTCGCGCGCGGCGCGAGCAGCGGGAAGAACCGCGCCGACAGGTTGCTCATGTCGTACAGCTCGCCGCCCGACGCGCCGAACGTGTGGTTGATGCCGCCGAATTTCTCCTGCTGCATGCGCCGGTTGGCGTAGGCTGCGATCTCAGGCAGTTTCATTCTCGCCCTCGCTTTCCGTCGCGTCGCAGATCGTCACGATGTTGCGCAGCGCCTGCCGCGCCGCTGCCACCACGTCCACCGCCTCGCCGTTCACGTTCAGCATGCTGATGAGCTGCATCGCGTGCGCCGCTTCCTGCTTGATCTTCTCATTCATGTCGTTCCCTCCAATCGTTTTAGTCTCTTCTCCTGCTCGCGCACCTTCGCCCACAGGATCGGAATGAATTCGCTGTACCGCAGGAAATAGGTTTCGCTGCCGTCCTCGCGTTTGGCAGCGGCCCAGCCCGCGAATTCCTGCGAGCCAATGCCGCACGCGCGCATGGCATCCTCCACCTCCTGCGCGATGAATCCGGTGTGAAAGCGCCCGCTCGTGCCGCTGTTCAGCTTGTAGCGCCTTGGTTCTACGATGTCAAACATGCGCACGTACTTCTCCGGCAGCGCCTCGATGCTGTTCTTGATGTTCCGGTCCGAGCCGTTCAGCGTGTCCGTGCTGCAATAGATCGCGTCCCACACGAAATTCCGGCTGCCGAGGCTGTAGGTCGCGTCCGCGTTCGGAATGACGTCGCCCTTGATCTGCACCTCCTGCGAGTATCCGTCCACCTCGATGGAAGCGTAGTACGCCTTTGTGCTCCGATCCCATCGAGAGCCAATGAACACACTGCCGTCGTCGCCACCGAGCTCGATCGCGTCCGAGTCGATCTCGATCTTCGTGTCTGCCGAGCTTGCGTAGGTTGAATAGATGGTTCCGCATCTGTTCCCGTCGTCGTCCAGAATGCGGATCGAACCGCCTTGCAGGCGTTCCGCCGTCAGCGTACCGTACACATTGACGGCATCTACGTAGAGGTCGACCGAGCCGGTGCTTGCCAGCACCGCGCCGTCGTACATGAGATTGAAGACCGTCCCGGTCTCTCCGCTTGTCGCCGCCAGCGTGATCCCGTTAAGGCTCTGGTCGATGAGCGTCTGCGCCTCCGATGTCCCGATCTTCCCGCTTACCTGCGTGCGAATGCCGTTCACGTCCGCCGTCAGGTTCGTGATGCTTCCCTCGTTGCTGCTGATGCGTGCGCTCAGCCCGTCTGCCGTCGCGCCCAGCTGCGTAATGTTCCCCTCGGCGCTGCTGATCCGCGCGGCGAGGCCGTCTGCCGTTGCGCCCAGCTGCGTAATGTTCCCCTCGGCGCTGCTGATCCGCGCGGCGAGGCCGTCTGCCGTCGCGCCCAGCTGCGTAATGTCGCCCTTGGCGTTTGCAATCTCCGCAGACAGTCCCTCCGCCGTGATGCTCAGCTCGTTCACGTTCTTGTTTGTGTCCTCGATCTTGGCATAGATCGGCTCGCGGATATTCTTGATAAAGTCGCTCATCGCATTGGGATTGACGTTGCTGTCGTCCAGATTGAAAAGCGTATAGCGCAGCTGTTCCAGCAGTACGAAGAGGTAGTCATAGATCCCCTCGATCTGCTCCTGTGTGTTCTTTCCTTCCCCATTCGGGAAGGTGGTTTCCACCAGCTGAAATGTCGTCGGCACTCGTCATCACACCTTCCAGTTGCCAAGGCTTGCTTTCCGGTTGTTTCTTCTCCACCATGCCATGGCGTTTTCAACTGCCCGGTTCGCAAGCGCGTAGTCGTTGGCGTAGAGGGTACTGTCTTGATTGTAAGCGTCAAGCGCTGCCGCCAGATACAGGGCATAGCATTCGCAGTGCCCATCCGGCATCAGCAGCTCGAAGTCCTCCACACTCGCCGTGTCGTCCTCGGTGTTCACCGAGAGGGTGGGGGCATCTACCCCCATCATCTCGGCAAAGCGGGCTTCCAGCTCCATGAGCACCTCTGCCTTGCGCGGTGTGCTCATCTTGTTCGGGCGCAGCGCGTCTGCGTCGCGGATCGCTTTCAGCAGCCTCATGCGCTCACCGCCTTAAAATAATTCCCCACCAGCTCATGCGGCAGATACTGCAATACGATCTTGCCGCCTGCCTGCTCGCCCGTGCGCTCGCAGAGGTATGTCTTGCCGTCCTCGCTGTCGAGGTAATACTTGCCATACTCATACTCCATACCACGACTTGCGGGGATTGGGTCATCTTGCGTGCCCGCGTGGGTAACGTCGATTACGACCCAAAGCGCAGGCGTTGCGCTCGGCTTCCAGCCCTCCTGCGATGTGTGCGCCTGCCGGCACTTGTAGAGCTTGCCGCCGTCGCTTACGCGGTTGCCCACAATGTAGCTGACGGGATATGCCCACGCAGGAAAAAGCTCAACGGCCTTTGCCGCGTCGCTGTCCGGCAGGCTCATTGCCGCCGCCTCGATCATCGGTCTCAGCTCTGCGGCGCGCTCCACGGTCACGGCCTCACCCGTGAGGGCGACCACCGCGCCGACTGCGCTCTCTGTCTCCGTGGGCTTGCCCATCTTAATACTGACCGTGCCGTCGCGGTGGTCGGTGATGTCGCCGCTGAGACTGTACTCGCTCATGTCGCGCTCGTGGTCGACGGTCTGACCCGTGGGCATGCCGTTCTCGTCCAGCGCGTCCTCGCGCTCAATGAGCGACCACGGCGCATTGTTCGGCAGCAGGGCGGCGATCTCCGCCGCGCTTGCTTTGATCGTCACCGTGCAGGTGGGGCGTCCCCACGCGCTGTCGCGGTAGTGTTCCGCCGCCTCGCATGGTGTTTCGGTGTTGTTTGCTTTGAGATAGGTGCTCATACTCTTCTCCTTTTGTTAAGAAAGTGTCACATCGGCGCAGGGCATCACGAAATTAGAGGTCCTGTTTGTCCCTCTTATGTTGACCATATTCCCGGTAGCCGGATCGACGAATGTCATTTTAGGTGAGACAGAGGACTGGCGCGAAGTCGCTTCAAAGACATACCCCGGCTTTAATTTTGTTGCGCTCGTGGTGACGAGGTTGTTCGCCGTGATCGTATACTCCTTTTCTCCTCCGCTTCTCACGGGGTTGAAGATCATGTCCTTTCCTCCTTATTCAAGATAGTTGATGGGGGCAATCGTCACATAGACGTCGATGCTTTCCGTCGGAACGGTATCGGCGTAGAATGTCACGCTGTTCGCACCCTGCGCGACCATCTGAATGCTCGCCTCGTCGTAAGGGTTCCCCGCCGCCGTGTTCACGGGCGTCGGAATCAGCAGCTGCTTTGTCGCGTCCGAGAGCACGCCGCTGCATGTCACCGTTTGCTGCTTGGTGCTGCTGTTCCAGCCGGAGGCGGTTAGCGTCACCTTTCGCGTGGTCGGCACCAGTGCATAGTCCACGTCTGCCGTCGCCGCTGAGACGCCGCCACTTCCATTGCCTTTGAGGATACCTGTGGCGTTAATTTGAGACTGTGCAGTAAACCAGCTTAATGCAATATTTTCTGGCTGCACTGTTATTCCGAATGACTGGCTACCAGTCGAACACTCAAACCCTATGATAGAATCTCTGACAAAACTTATCACTCCACAGTCAAAGAACTTACTAATGGGTTCCATATACAGACGTGCTATTACGGCCTTCCCGGCTATATGCGCCGCCTGTATTTCTTCAAAAGTCTTGTCTGCGTGGTCAATCGTACCCCCATTGCTCGTGGTCATATTTACAACAAATACATCTTTCTCCCGGTCTTTCCACTCCTGCCCGTCCGCAGTTTTAGTGAGCAGCTGCCCTACCGTCGCGGTTGCGTCGTTTTTGCTGACGCTTTGCAGCGCGCTGTCTGCCTTGCTGAGGCTCGCCTTGATGCCCGCAGAGACGTCGTTGGTCGTCACCGTGTCCTTAAAGGCCAGCCAGCCGAGGTCGTTAAACCACTTGGCGATCTTGCCCATCAAGATCGCAAGTTTCGTGCCGGATTCCAGCGCCGTGCGCGTGCTCGCGACCGTGAACGTCACCTTGGCATCGCTGCTGTCGACCTTTCCCGCCGCTTCCTGCGCTACCTGCTCCACCTCCGCAGGCGTGAAATAGTCCACGCCTTTCACGGGCGTCTTGCCGTCCGCGCCGTCTTTGCCGGGAGCGCCGTCCGCGCCCTTCTCGCCGGGATCGCCCTTTGCGCCGGGTTCGCCTTTCGCGCCCGTGTCGCCCTTCGGGCCTTTGAGATTCACGGTCTCAGGATTCGCAAGCCCGCCGTCGTTCGACCACGAGAGATCGCCCGCCGCGCTCATCGCAGGCGTAAACGTCACGCCGTCGCGTCCGTTTGTCCCGTCCTTACCCGGCGCACCGTCTGCGCCGTCTTTCCCAGGCAGGCCGTCCGCGCCCTTGGCTCCGTCTTTGCCGGGGTCTCCCTTCGGGCCCTGAATGCCCTGCGGGCCGCGCTCGCCGGTCTCGCCCTTCGCGCCCTGCAAGGGGCCGTTGTTGACGAATTCGCCGGTCTCGCCGTCGAAAATGTAAATGTCATACGGCTGTTCCGCGCCGACGCCGTAGGCATCGCCCGCCTTTGCCGTCGCCTTCTTCTCTGCGTCCAGCGCGGCCTTGCTCTCGTAGTAGCTCAGCACCGTGAGGCCCTTGCCGGTCTCACCGCGCGGGCCCTGCTCGCCTTGAATGCCCTGCTCGCCGCGCGGGCCTTGCGGGCCGATGGGGCCGGTCTCGCCGGTGTCGCCCTTCTCGCCGCGTGCGCCGGTTGCACCCGTTGCGCCGGTCTCACCCTTGGGGCCGACGGGGCCTTGCTCGCCGCGCAATCCTTCAAGCTGTGCCTGTGTGAAGTCCGAATAGGTGAAAGGATCCCCTTTCTCGCCCTTCTCGCCCCTCTCCCCTCGGGGTCCAGCTGCGCCGGTATCGCCCTTGGGGCCAACCTCGCCGCGCGCACCGGTCGCGCCGGTTGCGCCGACGGGGCCGCGCGGGCCCTGCACGCCGCGCTCGCCCTGCTCGCCCTTGTCCCCCTTGGGTCCGGTGTCTCCCTTCGGTCCGGTCGCGGCAATACCCGTGTCGGCAAAGGCATTCTGCGCCGCGTCCCACTTGAACCAGTGTCCGGTGGTGCTGTCCACGTAGGGCATCTTGGAGACCGCCGTCTCCGCGCTCGCCCCGGCCTTGAGCACCTCGTCCACCCAGCTTTGATATGCCGGAGGCGGGGTCTCTGAGCTTTCGCCCATCGCCGCGCGCACGCGCGTCTTGTAAATCTGGCTTTTGGCGATTACGTCACCCATCGTGTAGCGCAGCTCTGCGCGGCCTTCTCCGGGCACGTGCGTGTCCGTATTGCTCACCGTCCAGAAGAGCACGCCGCCCTCTTCGCTGAGCGTTACGGGATACGGCACCGCGTCGCCCTCTCGCTGCACGATCAGGCCGAATGCGCCGCCCGCGCCGTAGGTCTCTCGCCATTTGTCTGCGATGTCGAAGCTCACCCTGCGCGCCTTGTTTTCCCCCTGACGCCCGAGGTTGATCTCCTGCATCACGTATGCCTTTTCTTCGATCATCTCGTCACCTCTCTTATGAGAAACGGCGCAGCAAGAGCGACTTTTTTCGTCCCTTGCTGCGCCGTGTCGCAACTCATTTTTGTGTTTCGCGGAGTATTTACTTATACGTTGTGCGCTTTCGCGCTGTCCTCGTAGTCGCTGCTCATCGACTGAATGAGGTTTGCGGTCGAGGCGTCCTGTTTCATCTGGTTCTGAATCGCCCACAGGAACTTTCTCTTGATCTGCACGGTCACACCGCGTCGGATCAGGCACGACTCACCGTTCACGCACACCAGCAGGTCGTCTTTGTACTTGCCGTTGTCCTTGAACAGGCGGACGCTGACGTATTCCTCGCCTGCGCGGGCGGCGTCAGCAGCCGGATTGATCTTTGCTTCGCTCATCGGTTTTCCCTCCGTTTCATTGGTGGGGGCGGCATCAGCAGCCGCCCCCCTTGGTGGTTAGGTCAGCGGGGTCTCGTCGAACGTGGAAGTAGTCTCCACGCGAATGAGATACGCCTCAACCAGACGCTCTGCGACCTTGGTGGCCTTCCAGCCGACGGTTGCACGCTGGTTCAGCGGGTCAGCAGTGCCGGCAGATCCGAGCGGCTTGACGATGTGCTCAAGGCCGCCGCCGGTCAGCTCGGTCGTGCCGTAAGCCTCTGCGCCCATGATGAGCGTGGAGTAGACGTTGCGGCCCTTCGCGCCAGCTTCGCCGGGATAAACGACGGTCGATGCCGCCGGGGAAGTAGCGGGAGCGTCTTTCAGCGTGATCGTCGCGCTGCCCGCAGCTGCAGCCGCGGCGCTCTCGATCTCAAGGATCTCGCTGCCGATGATAACCATGCGGCCCGCGAGCTTCGCGGCGTCGTCCGCCGTGATGGTCTCATTGACGGTGATGGTCTTACCGCTTGCGCTCTTGACCTTGAGCTCACGCGCACCCTCGGTGAGGTTTTCGGCATGGAACACCTTCGCCTCGGTGGTCTCCACAAAGCGGACGCCCGCGATCTTGCCGATCTCATCGTCATAGATGTTGGCGGTGTCCTTGTACTCGTGCGGGCGCTTCCAGTCGGGGTCGTCCTGGATGTCGTAGGAGCAGTCCGGGTGAATGATCGCCCAGTAGCTGCCCTCATAGCGCGGCGTGTTCATGGTTTTCAGGAAACGCACCGCCTTGCGGACGGCACGCACCGTGAAGTAGTGGTTGCCCGTGGTCTCTCCGCCGACGAGCAGATGACGGCCTGTCACCTGACCCTCGCCGTACTGGACGTTCGAGCCGCCGTTGATGACCTCGCGGGTGATGGTGTCAAGCGTGCGGCCGGCCTGAGAGCCGAGCAGCACGGTGGCCTCCTGCAGGTTGTTGTCGATGGCGGTGAGCTCAAGGATATCAGAGATCTCCACGAAATCGCCGTACTGGTCGACCTGCGCGGTCAGCGTGGTCATGGACAGCTTGCGGCCCTTGGGGGTCACGCCTTCGGTGATGGGCGTGAGCGCCTTGGGCAGCGGGTCATACTTGCGGAACTCGATCTCCTTGCCCTTGCCCTTGGGAATGTTGCGCTTCTGCGCGAAGCGATCATGCACCAGCTCGGGCTCTGCGTTATCGATCAGGGTGTCGCAGTAGTAAGTTTTCATCTCGCCGGAAAGACCGGCGTCGGTGGTCACGTTCGTCTGACCTTCAAAAAGGTTCAGAACGACCGGCAGAATGTAAATGTCGTTCAGCTTCATAGCTTGTTGTTCTCCCTTCGTTCAGTCGGTATTCTTCGGCGGGCATCACAGCACGATGCGCTCGCCGCGCCGCACGCGCCTTGCAATCTCTGCGCGGTCGGCTTTCGTGAATTTGCTTGGGTCATTCTTGACGATGACCCCCGGCTGGGAGTTGGTTCCGTTCTCGTTGGGTCTCATGCCCTTGGCGCGAACATTGTCCATCACACGCTTTTCCATCTCGGCAGCGGCTTTCGCCGCGTTGCGTGCCTGAATGTCGCCCAAATGAGACACTTCGTAAGCGTCCCTCACGGGAACGCCCGCGCGTAGCATGGCGATAAAACGCGGATTCTCCGCCACCTCTCGCCGCAGATCGAATTCGGGATAGTCACCCGGCGTTTCCGCCGTGCCCACCAGCTCGCTTGCCTGACGGATCCAGTCGTTGTAGGTCTCGTCGGCCTTCTGCTGGCGCTGTCTCGCCTCTTCCTGCTGCTTGAGGGCTTCGTTTTCCTGCTGCATCTGCATATAGCGGCGGTACTGCTCCACGCTCACGCCCATGCTCTCAGCTTCCTGCTCGTAGAGCACCGTGCCGAGTGCATCGTCACCGTCAAATGCGGCGCGCAACTTGCTCATGTCGCCGTCCGTCACGCCGTAGTGGCGCATCAGCGCGTCGATGATTGGCTGTGCGTCCGCGATCTTCTGGTCCTTGGCCTTTTCCTCGCCGAATCTGCGGTTGATGATGCGCTGTGTCTCTGCGGTATAGACGTCCTTGTACTTGCCGTTTACGAGATCGAGGAACTCCTTTTTGAGGTCTCCCTCGCCGTCTTTCGCAGCCCCGGCGTCGTGCTGCTGCATCTTCGCGCCCTCGCCCTTCGGTTCGCCAGAAGAGAGCCCCGTATCGTCAGGTGTCTCCTGCTTGCCGAAAACGACGTTGGCGTATTCGCCCGATTTGCCCTTCCGGGTGGGAGAAGAGCTTGCATTTGTGGTATCGCCCTGTGCGCCTGCCGCTCCCTCTGCGCCGCCCGATGCACCGGCAGCGGCTCCCGCAGCGGCAGCGCCGCCGTCAAAGAGGCTCAGGATAACGGAAAGCATGGTGTTGAGGTTCATCTCATTCCCTCCTGCATGTTCAAATCGCGGGCGTTTGGCTCCCCGTGTAAGCCGAGTAGGGTCTCTCCAATGCGCCCCCGCAGCGCGCGAGTGCGGCGGAAAGATGAAGAGAACCGCCGCAGCCCCCGCTGCGAGTGAAAGGAGAGAATGCCCCTGCTCGATCTCAGCGTAGCACAAGCACTCTCCCCTTCTCACCACGGAATGGAAAAAATATTTTTTATTTTTCTTCCACCTGCACCGAAATCGCGTCCGGCCTCGTGTTTTCCAGCTGTTTGAGCCCGATGCAGGCCGCGAGGAACGCCGCCTCAATGCGGTCATCTCCCCAGCAGCAGACGGCAAATTGAGGCAATTTCTCGTCGATCTCGAAGCGCTCGACCTTGCACTTTCCCGCCGCCTCCCGGCTTTTGACATAGCCGCCGAAAGCGTACAGCACGCCCGTGATGTAGTTGCAGCAGGCCGTGTCGGCGGAATGCCCCTCGCAGATGATGCAGTAGTGCCCTGCCCCGCACTGGATTTTTGCCCGCGTCATGCCTTACATACCGGGCATGACAGCGCTGCTGCCGGTTTCCATGTTGGGCTTGCTGCGCTCGGCGAGTTTCTGCATGTAGGGGGTCTTTGCCCCTTGCGCGTCCGCGTTCCTGCTCTCGATGCCGCCGCTGCTGCCCGTCGGCTGCGATGTGCCGCCGCCCTGCGCCGCGCCGGGAGCGGCAGCGCCAAGGCCCATATCCTGCCCCGTGAGCTGCCCGATGACCGCAAGCGCCTTTTGTAGCTGCTCGCTCTGCTGCTGCACCACGTTGTACAGCGTCGCGCCCTCGTTGACCTGACTCTTGATCTTGTCGATGCCCTCAAAATCCATCATGTCGAGTGCGATCATGCTCTCCTGCGCTCTGTCAGGGGAGAAGAACCCGAGCGAATACAGCTCCTTTGCTCGCTCGTTCTGCTCTGCGCGGGAGAACGGATTCTTTTTCTGCGCCTTGATCTTGATGTCAAAGACCGGCCTGCGGAACAGCTCATTGCCGAGGCTGTCCACGCCCGTCACCTGATCGCCCAGCTCGTTTACGCCGATTTGCGCGTACTCGTAGGGCATCTCATTCGTAATGCGGAAGGATCTCGTCGCGTCGTAGAACTGCCGCATGCGCTCAATGCACATGCGCACGATCTTTGTCTGCGCGCGGTAGCCGCCGGCGATCATGTCACGGCTCGCCTTGTTGCCCGCTTCCTGCAATGCGCTGATCGCCGCAGCAGCTGTCGCGCCGGAGGACGTGCCGCCATTGGAAACGTCGCGGTTTGCGCTCGTTTCCTTCATTTCATCGATCTTCATCTGCACGATGTTTGCATAAATGGAATCGAGCGGGCGCGTCACCACCTCGCGCAGGCGGTTGTCGTTGATCTCGCCCGACACATGGATAATGGGTTTGCGCCAGTCGAGGAATTCCTGCTCGTTGATGTTCAGACTTTCGCTCGCGAAATACCGGCGCTTGCTGCCCATCATCGACGTTTCAAGGATATTCCCCCACAGCTTGTCGATGTACAGCTGCGGATCCTTTGCGATGGCTGTATAACCAAAGCCTGCGGGCGAGCCCTTTTCCGGGAAAAGCGTGTCGAACACAAACGGGTATGCCCCGTCCGCGTAAAAGCCGTCCTCGGCGCATTCCGGGTCGTTTTCACTTGCGTAGATGATGTGCTCCTCGTCAATAAACTTGACGTAATGCAACACCATGCGCCCATTCACGGCCTTTTTGCGGTAGTACCAGTCCACCACGGCGATCTTCCCGCTCGTGTCGATGGAATCGTCATACTCATACTTTGCAAGCGACACGCTGCTGCCGCCGATCTTGCCCGCGAACTGCGGGTATTCCTCCTCGAGGATATCCTCATCGACAAGCGACACGGTAAACACGTTCCGGCTCTTCTGGATATCCTCAACGCCCGGTTCCCAGAAGATGTTCAGCGGGTCGATGCGCTCAATGGCAATGTCGCCAAGGCCGTTTTCCTTTTCCTTGTCCCAGAAAATGCCGTAGATCGCGACGCCGTGCTTGAGCTTCTCCCACCATTCGACGCTGTAGGTGTTGTCAAATTCGTTGTATTCCATGATGACCGGCAGCACCGCCGAGAGCGTCTTTGCGCTTTCCTCGTCGCTCGGTTCGCGCGGCAGGCAAACCGGCTCGGGGTAGTTGTCCATTGCGTCCGCGTGCTTGTTCGTGATGGAGTTGAAAAGCCATGCGCTCACAGGCTCAGGCGCTTCCCCCGCGTCCTGCGTGCCGCGCCGAATGTCCTCCCAGTGCCGCAGCTTCCACCATTGTTCTTCGCTGATGATGCGGTTTTCGAAGTTGCTCTTGCCCCGCCGGTACTTCTGCAGCGTTTCTACCGCCTCGCCGACCTCTTTGCTGCCGATGGCCGCGCCGCCGGTAAGCGTAACATCGCTATCTCGGAATGCGCCGACAAGCGGCGCGCCGCCCTTCGCCCCAAGCATTGCCGCTGTGCCCGCCGCGTCCGCCTGCTGCTGCGTCTGCGGGTATCTCCTCATGTTTGCCATATCCTTCCCCCTTTTAGGTGTGTTGGAACCACGCATATCTGTCGTAGCTCTGCTTATTGATGTCGAGCGGGTCGTATACGACCGGCTTCGGCGGCGTGTTCTTCCGCGCCGCGATGGGATTCTCCATGCACACATAGCGCGTCATGTCGTAGATGTGATCCTCCTGCTCGGTGTTCACGTCCTCAACGTGCTTTTCGTCGTAAACGAGGTTCGGCACCGTGCGGATAAAATTCTTGCAGGTGTCAAACACGTACAGCATCGGGACCCCGTTCTCGTCAAATGCAAGCCGGTGGTGCAGTTGCATCTTGCCGTCGATGCGCGCATTGTCGCCGCGCTCGAAATAAACGCGCTCCCGCTCAAAGAGTGAGCCGATGCTCTCCGTCCCCTGCGTTCCCCAGATGGCGGGGTCGCCCACGCGGTAGATGTGCCGACCCTTGAGATTCGGGTCCTCTGCCTCGATGCGCTTGATCTCCCGCGCTACCGCCGTCGGCTCCATTTTCACGCCCTCGTTCGGCGTGCCCGTGCAGCCGTAGTACTCCCCGATGTGGTAGAGCCGCCTGTCCCCGTCAACAGCAAACCAGCCGATGGCAAAAGGCCGCGAATATCCCCAGTCCATCGCGCACCAGATCGGCCACTCGCGCGGGATCTGGAACGGCGCGATGACATGCGTGTTGATGCGATCTCGATAGTGGTCGCTGTCGTTGCGCCACTCGGTGAACACCTGCCCGGAAAAGGTATCCCAATCGCCGTATAGCAGCGCGTTTTTTTCTGCTTCCGGCATGGCCGCAAGGCGTGTCAAATAGTTTTCGTCGTTCTGCAGCAGGATTTTGTTGTCAAAAACAGTGCTCGGCACGAAGATCCTGCTTTTCATGCGGATTTCTTCGTGCCCGTCTGGAAAGCGCACAGTCGCCTCTTCCCGTACCGTCTGCATCGGTCGCGCCGCCGTGATAAAGCGCTCCTTCACCCAGCCATGCCCGATGCCTCCGGGGTTTGCCGTGCTGCGGATATACACTCGCGTCCCCGGCCCGTTCGGGCGGTTACGGGAGAAAAGATAGCTGTACTCCTCCCATGTAAAGTGCGTCAGCTCGTCAAACGCGATGAAGTCATACGCCTGCCCCTGATACTTGATCTTGTCCTTTGCGTACTGCATCGACCCAAAAACGATCTTTGCCCCGCTCGGAAATGTCCATGTGTGGTTGCTTCCGTTGTATCGCGCGCCCGGATAGATGCGCGGATAATAGTTGAGTGTCTTGTCGATCAGCTCGGCGAGCTGCGGGAAGGTCTTCCGCAGGATCAGCGCCTTATAATAGCGCACGTCCACCTGCCGCAGCGCCTCGATGACCAGGGCGTCGGATTTCCCCCCGCCTAACCTGCAGCACCGCCGTACAGAGCTTCGTCCTCCCAGCGGGACATAAAAAGCGCCTGTTTCGGCTGCGGCGTCCATACGACGCTACGTGCCACTGTCATCACCTCCCGCGCCCGCAGGCTGCGGCAGCACCGCAGGAAGTTCCGCAACGCCGCACACATTTTCTGCCGCCTCTTCCGGTTTTTTCTCTTCCGCCGCCCAGCGGAAATTGTATTTCAAACTGAATTCCGCGCCCCTCTGGCCGTCCCGATCGAAGAGGCGCTCCTCTGCGTAAGCCTCGATTCGTGCCTTTGCGCGCGTAACCGTGTCAACAAACCCTTTCTTCGCCTGATAGTTCAGCAGCGCCTGTCTGCTCGTAAATCCCAGTGCAAGCGCCAGCCCCGTCACCGTCGGCGGTCGCTGGTGAATGATAAACGGCTGCCCGAATTTGTCGAGGATCGGCATGCCGTCATCGCCGATGATCGGCTCTCCCTTGCAATCCTCAAAATATTGGTCAATGACGGCCTGCATTTCTTCGACCGTCGCATATTTGGGAGGGTGCCCATTTTTTGCCATGACCGTCACGCCCTTTCCCTATCTATTCTTTTGCTGCAGGCCCGCCCACCCTCGGCCTATATCTGACACAGCATTTTTGCCCCGGCCCGGGAGGAAGCAGGCCGTCCTACCATCGACGGTATCACGCGCTTTCCCACTTCTCACCACGGGCGCATGAATTTTCTGCTTTTCTCTGCCTCTGCTTTGTATAGTTACATACGCACGATATAGATACCCCTCTGCGTATACAGCCATCTTTCCCTATCCCCCCTATAGTCCCCCCTTCCCCTCTCCCCCACAGAAAAAAGAAGCAGGGCTTACGCCCTGCTTTCTTTCGTTATACCTCGCCGTTTCTTTTCCGCTTCTCGTAATTCCTGCAGGCCTCTTCCTCATTGCGGAACCCGCAGTGCTTGCACTCACTGATCTCTGTTTTCGGGTCATAGTCCACGTCCGGGGCTCCACAGACGGGGCATACTCCATAGGCCCCTAACGGCCCAATAGGATCGCGCATCATGCCTTGCACCCCGTCTTTCTCTTGAGCCACGTCCACAGGTTCCGCCACGGGTGATTATGCGCAACGTCTACTTCTGTCGCAAGGTCAAGCACCTGCATTCTCGCGTCCTGCAAGTCGCCTACCAGTCTGGACGCTTCGTTTGCCGACCTGCCAAGCGCGGTTTCGGTGTCCTTGAGCTTTCCACGCAGAACTTCATTGTCGTTTTTCAGGTAGGCGTTCTTTCGGTATACTTCTGCCCTAAAGTCTGCGTATTCAATGAGCTCTTTCTTCTGCTCGTCAATAGAATTTTTCAGCTCGATGATTTCCGCTTCAAGCGCCGCAGACTTCTCCTGCGCTTCCTCCACCATCTTCGCCATCTGGTCTTTGGTGTACTTCTTTACGTTGATGCTCATAATTTGGCTCCTTCCATTTTCATCTGTTCTTCCCGTCCCCGGTCGCTCACAATGCTTGCGACCTTGCAGTCGCCGTATCGCTCGATATCCATGGCGATGCGCTCCTTGATGCCCTGCGCGTCAGCGGCGGGGACGTTGGCTTTAATCGTGATCGTCAGCATGAGGCCTCCCTCTCAATCTCAAGCGAACGTTCGCGCAAGTCCCCAAATCCATACTCGTCTTGCCATCCTAACTCAGAAGACGTTTTCTGACAGCTCTCGCACAGATAGCACGTCCACGGCGTCCCATCGAAAACGCAACTGCGCTCCATCATAGACCCTTGCTCGAATTTGCGCCCGCAACCGAAGCACACATGAGCCGCCCGCGTTTTAACAACCTTTCGCCCAACAACGTCCATGTGTTACCCCTCCTTCGGCTCGCCGTAGCTGCAAAAATCGTCCGGCGTGATCTCCATTCCGCTTGCTGGGCAGATGAGGAAGCCTTTCCCGTTGACCGTCGCGCGCTCTTTGTGCTCGCAGTCCTCGCACCGAGTAACGACCACAGCATCAACAGTGGGAAGAACATACTTGATTATGTGATGTGCTTCTGTAAATCCCTCGGCAAGACTATCAAGCTGAGTTTCACCGTTGTGTATCAATTCTTTCGTTTTATTGTATTCTTCGCCAAACAGTCTCAATGCTTCATCAGCGTCAATCAACCTCATTGCTGTCACCTCCGTCCATCTTCGCGCCGCAGTTGGGACAGTAATTGCCGCCGCGGACATAGAACGCCATCGCATACGCCTCGTGGTTGCATTGGGAGCACTTCACACGCTCAAACTGTTCAGAACAGTCCTCGTATCGGCTATGTATCCACCGCCCATGCACCACCGGTACAACATCAGCGGCGGGGATACTGTTGATTTCCTGCGTGCAGATTTCTGGATTTTCGTACCGACATGTGATTAGATCAATCACAGCTTCCCGCTCAATGTATTCAGCCATTGTCAGCCTGCCTTCCTCGGGCCTATTCTTGGATAGAATAGGCCTGTTCTAATTGCGTGTTTCATATTCTCGCTCCTTGTACACCATTCAAGATTTGACGCAGAGTTATTTTGTTTGTTTCCGTCTTTGTGATTCACATCGGTTTCTTCTGGTAACGGGTCCCCAATAAAATGTTCTGCCACCAATCTATGCAAACGAAATACCGTCTTTTTGCAATGGACATTTAGCGTTACATAGCTATATCCTCGCGTATTCACCCACGGTTTTAAATTTTTGCACCGCACACTTCCGTTTACGGGGGCAATCCTACGAACATTCCCAAAACTGGACACCTGATACCACCCCTCAAACCCTTTAATATCTTTCCATACTTCGCTTTTCATCGAAAGCCCTCCTGTTCCATGCTTCGATTGCTTTTGCTTCCAGAGTTTTGTCCGTCGTAGCCCAGTCGGGAAGCTGAGCGCAGCGTGTCCACGGGTCATTCATAACGCGACCACCAACAGCTCCTCCACGCGCGTGGCAAGTGTTGCATCGGACAGAGTAGGTGTGCATGTCTATGCGCATATCAAGACCATTCCACCCGGCAAGACGAGACTTTCGCTCGACCTTGAGTTTTGTGCCGCCGCAGAACGGGCAAGGTTTTAATTCAATCATTTTTCCTCGCCTCCAATGCCTTCTTCGCCTCCTCGCTCACCGGCTTAATCCGTCCATGCTCCACGAGGTCAGCAAATATGTCGTACCCCATGTGAAAAATGATCCCGCATCTACTCTCGTAAGCAATTTCTAAGCGAGTATTTTTCATTAGCCTCGGATTCTCTGCAAAGGTCTGGTCGATTACCGTATCGCCCACCTTGCACGGCAGCACCACCAGCTGCCCGTCCTTGTCGGCCTCGGCCAGCTCGCGCAGGCGGTCGACCGGAAGGCCGTTAAACTCCTTAATCTCCGCGATTGTCTTTCCCATCATGGACAGCTTGAGCGCCTCCACGCTTTCCGGCGTCAGCCCCGTGTTCTTGTATGCGAGCAAATCCTTTCTGATATTCGAATAATCCTCAATGAGCTGCTGCACCACGAACCGCTGCGTCATCGGCCACGCCGCGATCTGCTCTTGCAGCTTTTTCAGCGCCTCCTCCGAAACCATCACTCCGCCTCCTGACCCCAGAACTCACGGCGGCAATTTCCGCAGCCGCGACCCATGCGTCCACAGTTTCCGTATGCATTCCTATGAGTAGCAGAAAGATCACACGGTCGCACACATACACACCCGTGCGCATCAAGATGTGCCTCCGGCCATTGCTCCAAAAATACACTCTGCCGCGTCTTGCGCGGGTGCTCCTTCGACCACTGCTCAACGGTAGCGATGATTCTCTCGTAGTCTTCGTCGTCCGTGGCGTAGCTAAGGACACAATGGGTTCCTGCAAGCGGGCAACCGTCGCAACCCTTGCATGAGGTACACATTCTCTTTCGTTCCTTCAAAAATTTTAATGCGTCCATCTTTTACCTCCTAAAATTTAAAGCTCTCTCTGAGCCTCTTACCGTTGATATCCGCCTCCGCCGTAAAGTAGCGGTGCGCCTCGTTGATGTAGACGACGCGCCCGTGCGCAGTCGTCTCTTTCGTGGTCACGCTCATAATGCCGTTGCTGCCCTCAATGGTTCGCCGATGTACATGGTCATTCCTCCCTAATGCCTCCGCCCCATTGCTCCGCCATTGCTTTGGCGATGCCGGGGAAGGTTTTGCTTCTTGCTTTTGCCGTACGCGGGTCGTTCCATCGCATAATCTTACCAGTCTCGTCTTTTGCATAGTTTGCACTTGCCCCCACACTGTATCCACCTAGCGAAATATCTCCTGCATCTACAATGTTTGTCGGTCGCAAAGCTGGTAAGCCTTTTAGCCATAGGCAAGTCTTTTTTCTTGCGTGGTGCCCAAATTCATATGGCTGGATAATACAGTCAGGCTTACGATAGTGTGTAGACATATATCCGACCGGATTTTCTACCGCGATTTTACAAACGTTGGCATTTACAAAGGCCAGGAAAAACGCCGCAGCTTCTTCCCGCAACTGCAACCGTCTGACCGCCTTTTCGCCATATCTTCCCGTGTTAAACCAGCGATTCCCGGTAACAGTTAGGTATGTACACGGCGGGTGCGCGATCAGCAAGTCCCATTTGCCAACGTCATGCAGCTGCCCGTCCATTGTGGTCACTTGCCCCCCCTCGATGGCCTTGAGCGCATCGCCAAGGATATGCCATTCCGGGTGTCCGCCGGACGGCTCCTGAATGTCGCACGAGTATGCTTCATGCCCCAGCGCTCGGAACGCCTTGCAGACTTCCTGCGATTCCTCGCAGGCAACTAAAACCTTCATCTTCTCCCCTCGCATTCTCCGAACATCTCCCGGAACGGCTTCCCGGTGATCTCTTCCAACTTGAGCAGGAATTTCACGGTGCACTCGCAGTCGCCGAACGTCCACCGAATGATGGTCGACTGCGCTACGCCGCACTCTTTCGCCAGCTGGATCTGCGACAAGTCTGTCTTTTCCAGCGCTTCTTTGAGTGCCGGATAAACGCAGCGCTCAAACGGGGTCTTTGCCCGATGCACTCTCAGCATGTCGGCACCTCCCCGAACGCCTCCTCAAATGTCAGCCCCGTCACTTGCAGCAGCGCTTTAATCACGCGAATGCTGAATTCGTTCTTTCCCGTTGTCCATCGCCACAGGCAGAGCGGGGAGACACCGATCTTTTCGCTCAACTCCGGCGGCGTGATACCGGAGTCCTGCAATGCCGCCTTGAGCTGCGGATATACGACCGTCTTAAACGGCACGTGATTCATGTTTTCTGTCAACATCTTTTCGCTCCCTCATTTCGTCATTTCAGATTATGCAGCCGCTTTTGCTTGAATCTGCGCGCCACACGGAAATCATCAATGGCGCGGTATTCTTCCTCTTTCGCCCTGCGGCTTGCGTCGCTTTTTTCTTTGTCCGCCGCGTAGTATGGGCAATGATCTTGGCAGCCAGGATACCGCGTCGGCGGCTTACAGCTGTGGCAGTGTTCGAAGCTCATCTCACACCTCACGGATCGTGATGCCGTACTTGTCCTGCATCAGCTTCTTTTTCAACAAATAATCTTTCGTTTTCATACCCTTCGCGTCCTCAACCTCGCGCAGCCAATACACCGCGCCGTTGCAGTCCGGTTCGGTCGCCCGCTCGTAGGTGAAATCCGCACGGTAGACCATCGGCTTGATGCGTTTGCCCTCGATGGTCTTATAGCCTTCCACGAGGGTAAAATTGGCTTGGAGCCGCAGGTCGCGAATCTTGCCCATCGCTCGCAACACTTTCAGCTCGCCGAATCTCGCCGCCTCGCGCTCGGAATCAAACTTGATGCCGTCGCGCACGACCTTGCGGTTGCCGTACTTGCTTTTCTTCGGCTTCTGCGCGCCTGCCAGTTTGTCAAGCACCTGCTTCTGCGCCGCAGGGCCCAGCCGTGCAAGGTCAGCTGATGTCAGCGCCATCGTCGACCTCCCATAAATCGCCCTGAGACGCGCTCTGCGCGTTTTTATCCTCCGAGGGTGTCATTTCACGTTTTTCGTATTCCGAGCGCTCCTGCGCTCTCTCAGGGGCATTCCCGGTAGCTTCCCGCTTGCCGTCCGCAGGATCGTCACGCAAACCGACGCCGATGATGTAGTTTTCGCCGTCGCTGCGTGCATGCACTTCGTGCTTGCGGTAGGTCTCCCGCGCGTCGAACTTCGGCAGCGTCAGGCGTTTGCCGATGACCGCCCCCGTGTCGGGGTCTACTGCGTCCTCGCCGTAGGCCATCGCCACCTGCGCAAGCAGCGCGTCGGTTGCAATGCTGATCTCGGCAACGCCGCTGGCGCGCTTGGAAAGCTGCGCGTTCAGCTTCATCAGGTCGCCGCAGCGCTTTTCGTAGCGGCCAAGCTCGTGTTCGAGCTGCTTGATCTTGTCTCTGTTTCTCGTGCTCATGGTTTTGCTCCCCTTTCGTAGTGCAGCAGCAGCGCCCGGGCAATCGGGCAGCGCCGCCATTCTTCGTTGGCGCAGTAGCGCCGCGTGTATTCGTCCAGTTCTTCTTTCGGCAGTTTGACTTGGGCGCCTTCGCAGTTGAGATAGTCGCGGTAGTCCCGCGAGTAAAACGGGCACTTGAAAATGCCCCCGCGATACCCGCTCACGGCGCACCGCCTGCCAGCACCGATTTGACGTGCCGCATGCGCTGATTCGCCTTGTCTCGTCTCAGGCTGCCGCCCTTGAACACCAGTGGCGTGCACATCTCGAGAATGCGGTCATAGATGCGCTGATAGGTCATGTCTTTCGGCCTGCACAGCTCGTCAAGCGTCAGGTTTGTGGTGACGATCAGCGGCTTTTTGGCCTTGTAGCGCTCATCGATGACCGTGTAGACTGTCTCCATCGCGTACTCGCTGCTGCGTTCCGCGCCGAGATCGTCGATCACCATCAGCGGATAGTAATGCACCTGCTCGATGATTTCCTGCTTGTCATACCCTGCGTTGAGGATTCGCGGGAAGCTCGTAATCATCGCTGGAATGCCGCGATCAATCAGCTCGTTGGCGATACACGCTGCCGCGAAGGTCTTCCCGTTGCCGGTGTTGCCCCACAGCAGGAGTCCGTTATTCTCGCATCGCATATCGTCCCATGCGTCGGCGTAGCGCTTGCACTTGACGATTTCCTCGCTCATCGTTGCCGTGTCGAACCGGCACGCCGTCAGGCTCTTGTCGCGGATCCCGTCAGCACGCAGCGATTCGATGCGCAACCGCTTCTCACGGTCAGCGCGTGCTTTTTTTTCGGCCTCGTATTCTCGCGCCGCGCAAGCACACTGACACCCGACAAGGCGGACGCCCCCGCCGATTGGGATCCGGCACTGCTTCGGCGTGTTGCAATGGCCGCAGTACAGCAGCCCGTCTTTCTCGTAGTCGACCAGATCGCGCACAGGCTCGGCCTTTTTCGCGATGCTGTCGATCAATGCGTCAACGTTCATAGGCTTCCCTCCGTGTTGCCGTAGTCGTAGTGATACCCTCTGCCGCTCTCGGGCAGCTCATCGTCCCACCGGCCTTGATTCAGCCATGTAGCGGGGTGTGGAATAAACTGCCCGTTGTTCTGCGTCCATTGGTCGCTGCACTTCTGCCGCTCCACCGCGGTCACAAGTGTTTCGAGTGGGACTTTGACCCGCTCAAAAGCTCTCTTAGCAGACTGTTTCCCGATTTTTCGCGGGTAAACTGACCAAAAACGCTCGAATGCGTCCCCCGTAGAGGGGGATTTAGGGGGTATATGTCCTTGTCCTTGTCCTTGTCCTTGTCCTTGTCCTTGTCCTTGTCCTTGTCCTTGGCTTTTTTTGGTTTCCGAAAAACCGCTTTGGTTTTTTTGGTTTCCCTTGGTTTCCGAAAAAC